ATGCCGCCAGCTTCCAGGTTTTGCTTTTGTCGCGAAGGAACAAACCTTGGGGGCTACCGCGCGGTGTGGCTTCCCCGATCTTGACAAAACCACACTTCTTGATGGCGTCCATGATCTTCTTGCTAGTCATTTGACCAGAATTGAGGGTCAACCAAGTCATGGCAGGTTTCATTTGTTCGTGCTGAAAGATCTGAAAATCTGGCCGAGGAACAGTACAAATATGTTCAATCTGTTTAACCAACTCGTCGTCCGACAAGGTGTTAACAGACTTAAAACCACTGATAATTGACATCCCGCAGCACAACGGCCACATTTGGCGTCGCATTTCAGGTGGGAAATGACCCTCGAAAGTTGGGCCAAAAACTGTCGGAAGTTCTTTCTTTTCGTCAGCCATTGTTTTCTCCTAGTTGGATTAAGTGAGCCTTTTAATGACATGCTCAGGTCAAAAACAATTACGCGGCGATTTGTTCGGGGAAAACCCAGCCACGATGCTTGGCGACCTGCTCAATCTCGTAGCGCCGCAGAGTGTGGCCGCCGACCGTCACCTTGTCCATGGTGAAGTAAGCAGTCTTGCGACCAAGGGGTGTGGTCAGCATCATCGACTGACTGGCCTTGGGTATGTTCGCCCAATATTTGGACACATTGGACCAAAGTCCAAGGAACTGGGCGGGCGACAGATAGAACTCGGTGCCATCACCAAAGCCGTTCGGCAGTTTGCGCTTGATCTTCGTCTGACCAAGGCTCATGTTATTGCCAATCGACCAGCCGTCAGGGACTTCAGCGAACTGATAGCCGCCGATGGCATTTGCTGGGGCCTGGGGGGCCTCTACAGCCTCAAGAACCTCCTGTACTACCTGAGGTGCCACAACAACGTTTTGGGCTCCACCGAGCTTCTCAGCGACCAAGTTGAACCTGCCATCTTTGAGTTGCACCAGCTTGATCAGGTTTTCGACCGTGAAGAACTGCTCCGCATCGTCCACCACCAGCAAGGGCTTCTTGTTGTTGGAGATTGCCGTGATGGTTTCGGCCATCAAGTCCGCACCGAACTGTCGGAAGATGGTCCTGTCCAACACAATCCCTTGTTGAAGAATTGTGAGAGCTTGATTTTTATCAGCCATAGCTGAAATTCCTTGTTTTGTTTGTGCATGACTTAGGTCAAATGTAATCTTATTAACTAAAAATTCTAATAAAGATTTTTCGTTGTTCGAGTTCCTCAGCAGACCTAGCAGCAGACCAAGTAGCAGACCAAGTAGCAGACCTAGCAAACCCAGCAGACTCAGCAGCAGACCTAGCAGACCAAGCAGCAGACCTAGCAGACCAAGCAGCAGACCTAGCAGACTCAGCAGCAGACCTAGCAGACCAAGCAGCAGACCTAGCAGCATACCTAGCAGCAGACTCAGCAGCCTCAGCAGCCTCAGCAGCCTCAGCAGCAGACCTAGCAGACCAAGCAGCAGATTTAGATGGTGAGTCTAGCCAAGCCTGTACTGCTCGAAGAGCTTTTGAAACTCTTATATCAGTATTATTGTGAGAAACTCTTTGTGCACATTCCAAAGCAAACCGAACACAAAGATCTTTTCTACCAAGTTTGCCAGCCACCCAGAGAAGATCGTCAACGCTAACACCTTTGTCAAGTGCCTGTTCGGCCGTTAAATACTTTCGACGACCAAAATCAGGTATTTTATTACGAGAACATGGCTGTAGCTTTAGAACTTGGTCATATGTCAGTTTAATCACTTTAACCACCTTATAAGGTTGACATAAGTATAGTTAGAGTATAAAATAATGATATCAAAGTAAAAATGATCTATGACGTAGTATTAGGCCGCGGCAGCAACCTGTTCGTGGTTGAACTTGTCCGCCAGGGCCGTCTTGGCCGCCGCCAGATACTTCTCGATCTGCTCAGGAGTGGCCACATTGGTTTCCACGCAGTTACCGTTATGCATCGCCCACCAATGGTGGTTCTGGAGCCAATTGCGGGTCCCGAAGTGGTACATGTCCACGATGCGGAACCCAATGTCCTTGCCTTCGGGATTGAAGGTTTGGACACTAATGTAGAGGTTGTTGGGGTTTTGTGCCACTGGGGCTTGTTGCTCGCCGGTGGTCTTGGTGACTTGCTTGGTCATTTCATTTCCATATATGTGAGGACTGATTGACGATTGTGGTGTTATGAAAGCAAGTCAAAATAAAGGTTAAAATATGTTGCCCCCCCGACGGGGGTTCCATTTCTTCCCCGATTTTGAACTAAATTAAACGTTATTCAGATAAGCAAGAAGACTGTCTTCACTCTCCCAACGAGTGTAGGGATACGACTTCACGACGTTGTGAAGATACTTACCCATGGACTCCGCATGGACGAGACCCATGTAGATGTCTAATGGGGCCATGTAACTATAAAGACCACCATTTTTGAATCGAACACAGAGGGTCTGTGACGGTTCATGGAAGAATGTGGCACTGATATTGGAAGAGTCGCTATCAGCCCACCCAATTGCTGTCAGTTGTTTTTGTGATTTGTAAACCATAACCTCTCTAACCCCACACCATACCCATGATTGAGTATGAGAGAACACACAGAAAGTTTCGACATAGAGCTTCCCGCTGCATCCGCGCGGACTTGTTGGGAAGATACCCGCTGATCTGTGTGTTCACTGATACTCAACGTACTTCATTCAAAGTAAGGTTGTATGTCTTACCTTCAATATAATTGAGCACACAGAACACCTAGTAGTCCGATGTACCGACTTCACATCCCGACCTAGGGTCTGAGGGTCTTACCTCTAGCAGTCTGCGGTCTGGCCTGTCTGTGTGCTCAATTATACTGAACATAGGAGACCACCTGTAGGGATCGCCTTACGGGTCTTCGATCGTGTAGCACCCAGGGCTTACACGCCTGCTTTACCGACTATTGGTCGATGTGCAGATGGTCACCTATACTCAACCTAACGAATAAACAAAGACAAGGGAAAAGACCCCAAACCCACTGCCAGTTTGACGCCCCGGCGAGGCAGTTTAACGACAAGACAACGTAAGGGGGGTAAGTTTACGTAGTCAATGCCCAGGTCGCTTGCAGGTGCCCCAAAAGGGTAGTTCAACGCTTACACCTGCGAAGTTACTAAACCCAATTGTCGAATATGTAGTCAATTAACCAGTTGATAATGATAGTTGTTATCAACCACGCTAGAAGGATGAGACCAACTGCAATATAGAACATAAAAGTCCCCTTCCTTTTGTAGTTGAGAGAAGAGACAATTGCTGTCAGCCTCACTGAACGACAAAATAAATGGTTAGTTTAACGACATAACCGGGTCATAAAATTACTTATTGCCGTGCCAGATATTGTATTTCCGCGTATTCCTCATCTTGAAAGAGGCGTGAGCGTTGCGAACTCGCGGGGTATAATCCGCCGACAATTTGGACTTCGGTTTGGGCTTGCTATTGCGCCCGTAGGTATGATTGTTACAAGCCACAATAAATCTCCTTCTATTTGTGGTTGAGAGAAACTGACAAGTCAGCCTCACTGAACGACAAATGAAAAAGACGGTCGCGAAGACAGCCAAGTGTGACCATCCCCGCGACCGTTAGATGTGCTAGATTATTGCTTGTCGCCAGCCGCCGCCGCCACCTCAAGCTCGGCCTTCTTCATGGCCTCGCGAGCGGTGTAGACGTCCTTAGTCTGGTCAGCGAAGGCCAGAATTTCGGTGACGGTCTTTTCGATGGCGTCGAAGCCAAGTTCCATCTTGTCCAGATGGATACCGTTGTAGAAGGGCTTGCCGGCGACCTTCGGTTGAGGAGGTTGACCGGGAACAATCAGCGTGTTGTCGATAGCCGCCCGATATTCCTTGATCGCCCGTTCAATCTTGGACGTGAGATTGTCCTTGAAGATCGGCCGGTACGGGACCATCTCCTTGCTCTCTTCCAGGGTCCAGAAAGGTATCTCATAAGCCTCCTTGACCCTGAAAGCCTGACGAATGTCGCCAGTCAAGCCGGACAGATTGATGTTGTCCTTGGTGAGGCGCATGGGGCTGAAGTGAGCCATCCACGCGATCAAACCACGACGACGGTAACCGGACTTCGCATCAACGATGTCGATCAGCAGACGACGAAACAGACTCGTGTCGCCATGCTTTTCGGCGTGCATCATGCACTGAACGGCGTTCTTGTGGATGCGGAGGTCAAGACTGGCCAGACTCGCACGAATGTGATTCTGGTCCTCCTTGATAAACTCCTTGGTCCATAGGTCGGCCATGAAGTCAGCTTCCACAACCACATTGGCGGGAAGTTCGATGTTATCTTTGGTCATTTTAGGTTCCATTGGTTCCAGTGTTATGCAGTCACGTTAGTGCTGCGAGAGACTGATGCCAATGGGTTTCACTCGCGCTCTCTTCGGATCAATTGGGCCACTTGATGGCCTTCCTGAACCTGGAAAGGTTGCAGCATTACTGTCCGACAGAAGCCGCTGTCAGTTGGGAGAGGAAGATTGGCCTTAAAGTAATCGGCCACACTCTCAGACACAAAGGGACCAAAGTAACGCGTCTTAGCATTTCTGTGATCCTTATAGCCAACGATGTAGGATGTGGGTTTCACCACACCGCCTCCCACTCCTCCAGTACCTCAACACCGTTGTTAAGGTCCCAGATAGCGAGATAGATTTCATGGTTCTCTGTCAGCAATTGTTCCGCCAAGATAACGGCGGGACGCAGACTGGAGAACCACGCGAACACGTCAAACGACGCCACACTAAAGTCATGTGACGCGCTAGTCGTTACCCCATAGCGGGGCTCATTCTTTTGGATTTTCATTGATAGGCCGTCCGCTTTCTGTCACCAAGAAGTGACTAAAGGGCATCAGCCTATCGCAACACTAACGGTTGCGTTGCAATCAACCACGTTGCGCTTGTTGCATTGTGAATGATTGCTAATGCGGGCTTCGCTTCCAGCCAACGCTCATTGTTCCACATTGACAACCTATAGCCAATTGATTGCTAATCAACCGAGATTGTTGTCGCATGGTGATGCGTTGGGATGGCAACCTAACGTCTTCGGATTACACACGGTCAAGAACGTGCCACGCTCACAGTTAGATTGTTGCCCTTACGGGATACTGCATTTGCAGCGTTACCGTTCCAAGCCACTACGGTTGTCAGCCTTTTGACGGTTAGACACGAAACTCGTATGTACCCCTAGCAAAGATTGTAAGGGGGAGTTATGGCCTAACCACAGGCTAACAAACCAAGCTTAAAGGCTTGGCGACATTGCACGCGGATCACGCGGCCTGTCTGGTATTACCTGACGCACATTAGGGCGTCGGCTGGAGACGGCCAGGACAAAGCCCGGCCGCTCCGAGATGATTTTAACCCTAGCTCTTGTTTGACCGGGCGAGATTTAGCTTTGCAGCCTTGTCTCGCAAGGTGTCTGGAAACGCTACGGATACTCTCCGCGCGTCAGATGGTGATGGACCGTTCTCGAAATCTTCGAGCTTACGGACCACTAAGCCGTCGGCGGTCATGGACTTGCCTTTCGGCCTGACCAGATGACCTTTGACAGACTTGCCACGTTGTCCCGAACTCCCCAAAGATGACATATGGGGTGCGTAGCGGCTTGTCTTACCCGTACCGGGTTTCGACAAGTCAACAGGAGGCATGGTTTTTGACCATACTGACCTGACGCGGCCCTCAGACGCAATCGTGCTTGGGTTTCGTGACGTGGCCAGAAGGGCAATCGCGAGCTTGCGCTTACGACTACGCTTCTGCCGCGCGTTGAGCGACATAGCGAATCTCCCATGATCCAGGGTTAAGGTACTGCACGCTTCCGCGGCCTCACCTGGGGGGCTGCCCCTTCAACACACTAGGTATAGCACTACGTTTTGCAAAGTTCAAATCACATGTTCGTGATGTCATTCATCGACTATCAATCAATCCTTATCGTTATTCGATATGGTGTGTAACAGTGTGTAACAAGTGTATTGCATTATGATGATACGTTATTGCAAAGGGTAGAGTATTGCGTGTAATGCCTGGCGAGGGGGCATGGTTGACCCCGGTAGGGGGTGGGGTAGGGTGAAATCTTGCTGGTCGAGACGCGTAATTGGGGTAACCTCATTTGTTTTATAAAAAATCAAGGTTTTAGGTATGTACATATATAAAATTATTTCTGGGTTATTGTACGATTTTACTTGACATGGGTCGGGGGAAATAGTATAATAGTCTTATAGAAAGCCCCAAATAAGGTTTCTACTTATCTGAGAACTAATCAATTATCATAATCACAAAATACAAACATTGATTAATATTATATCAATTGATGATTAAATAACATGATTTACGTACATCAATCAAGAAAAGAACTCGATTAGAGTCTCAAATAAGTACATAGAACTCTTGATTTTTTTATGTCTTTATATAACACAGCCGTTAGGCTGGGTGGCCGGGGTGTTGACATTCCATTAACAATATGTTATAATATGGTATTGAATTGAATATACACAGGCATCACACTTCTACAAACTATGTCAAGGGGTTAAATAATTGTCTAGTCTATTTGGGTTTCTAGGAAGTATGCTTGGTGGTGGTGGATCTGGTGGGAGCCAGGCTGGAAGTGGTGTTCCCGCGTACTATAAAAATCTCACCCAGAATGTGCAGGCGGAAGATAGTTTTGACCAATATCTGATGGGCCTTGGTCCTGAACATGACACCAATCCACGATTCACAAAAGCAGTTGCTGGTGGCCCACAAGCCTGGTCTGACTACTGGGCAGGTGCTCCTCCTACTGGTGTACAACTCCCATATAATGGCCAGATGACCACACGAGTCACAGGCCAAGGAGGGGTTACTGGGGCTAATTCGGGTATGGCAGGCGGGGGACAAGCAAAAATAGATCCACTTCTTCAGCAACTATTTTCTCAACAACAACAACAATAATGCCCTATCTCTCTATTAAAGACGGCCGCACCGAGTCAGCTCGTAAAGATAGTTTTGGCCGCAAGCTGACCCCAAAGATGTTAAGTTTCATTAATGCTTATTTTGGGGCAGCTAATTTCAACGGACAACGGGCGATTGAACTGTCTGACTACAACTGTAAAACCAAATACAGTGTCCATCAAACCTATGCCGAACTAATGAATCATCCTTTAGTTGTCGAAGAAATTGCTAAGCGTCAAGCTAAACGAGAACAGAAATCGGAAGTAAAAGCTGAACATCTTATCGCTAAACTTCTCCAAATTATCGAAGACACCCAGGTTGACAATCCCCAGGCGGCCCTACGAGCTATCGAGCTGGCGGGCAAATCCATCGCCCTTTGGAAAGATCGCCAAGAGGTCACAGGAGCAGACGGTGGTGCAATCAGACATGAACAACAAGTAAAGGAAGACGTTGCAGACTTCACCGGCAGAATTGCTAGCCTCGTTAAGCGAGGAGGAGCGACAAACGTTGTTGAGTTCCCTGAGCGAGCAAGCCCAGGCGGAACTTAAGTGGCACTGGGACTTCTGGGCCAGACCCAATCAAAAGGCCCCCGACGGGCTGTGGAATACCTGGCTGGTCTTGGCTGGTCGTGGTTTTGGAAAGACTCGTATGGGGTCGGAGTGGATCAGAAATAATGTATGTGGAACATCACCCCTTGCGGCTCCCCCCAGCGGATTCAGCCGGATTGCCCTCGTGGCTGAAACTGCCGCTGATGCGAGGGACGTTATGGTACTCGGCGACTCAGGCATCCTCGCTTGCCACCCGAAAGATTTCCGGCCAGAATGGTCACCAACCAACAGACGCCTAACGTGGCCAAACGGAGTACAGGCTTGGGTCTACAATGCCACGGAACCGGATCAGCTTCGTGGCCCCCAGCATCATGCGGCGTGGGTGGACGAACTAGCGAAGTTCAGATATATGCAGGAGATCTGGGACCAATTGCAGTTTGGTCTTCGTCTAGGGGAACACCCCAGGGCCCTGGTTACGACAACCCCCAGGCCCCTACCACTTATCAAGCGTCTTATGGCAGATGCGGACACTGTAGTGACCCGTGGTGCCACACTAGACAACCAAGCGAACCTGGCTGTAAATACTGTCAAGCAACTCTACGAAAGGTACGGGGGGACTCGTCTAGGTAGGCAAGAACTTTCGGGGGAAGTCCTAACTGACATTCCGGGAGCCCTCTGGAACCGTGACATGATTGACGCGTGTAGGGAAAAAGAAGTCCCAGAAGACCTTGAACGAGTTTATGTAGCCGTTGACCCCGCCGTCACAAACACCGAAGATTCCGATGAGCATGGGATCGTGGTTGTGGGTCTCGCCCGAGACACCGAGGGCTATGCGCAAGGCTACGTACTGGCGGATGGGTCTTGCCGGGGAAACCCAGAGGAATGGGCTAAAAAGGCAATAAGTCTCTATCGTTTCTGGTCCGCAGACAAAATCATCGCGGAAAAGAATCAGGGTGGTCTAATGGTTGAGTCCACACTTAAGGCGGTCGATCGTTCGGTCCCAGTTGAATTGGTTACTGCAACTCGTGGTAAGGTGGTTCGGGCTGAACCAATCAGTGCTCTTTACGAACAAGGTCGTATCCATCATGTGGGAAGTTTTCCCGCGCTAGAGGATCAGATGTGTCTCTTTTCGGTGGATTTTGTACGTTCAGCAGCTAACGGAAGTCCTGACAGGGTTGACGCCTTGGTTTGGGGTCTTACAAAGATATTTGACAAGATTACTGGTCGTCGTCTTACCACTAAGGGTATGGGGCCAGACCAAGAATCGGAGTCACACAACATTGATTGGCGTGACAGAGAAGTCCCAAATGGCTGGATGGCCAATTGAAAGTTCTTATAGCTTGCGAATTCTCCGGGATTGTCCGTGATGCATTTAGGACTAGAGGCCATGATGCTTGGTCTTGTGATATACTACCTTCTCGATCTGATACATATCATATTCAAACCGACGTATTGAGTATATTAGATCAAGGTTGGGATCTGATGATCGCACACCCACCTTGTACTCACCTATCCTCTAGTGGAGCTAGGTGGTGGAAAGATAAGATTGATGAGAGTGAGAAAGCCCTTGTATTTGTTCAGACCTTAATGGACTCACCAATTAATAAAATCGCTATCGAGAACCCAATCGGGATGATTAGTACAAGAATTAAACGACCAACTCAGATAATTCAACCCTATCAATTCGGTCATCCTGTGTCTAAATCTACGTGCCTTTGGTTGAAGAATTTAGCAGAACTAGTTAGTACTGAAATTGTTGAGCCTAAGTGGCAGTACCTTAAATCTGGTAAACGGATTGACGCGTGGTATAGTAATAATAAAACAGAGCGATCTGTCACATTTAAAGGAATAGCCGAAGCGATGGCAGATCAATGGGGAACTAATGTCTGAAGAAGCTGCAGACACAGATGGTCTAAACCACAAGAAGGTTGGGAAAGCTGCACAGAACTTGCGGCGTCCTGATCTTATTGATGTTGAACCAGTCAAAAAGAATTATGTCCCAGAAGGATTTGAAACTGCTGAAGAATTCATTCAAGACATGCGTGCTCAGTATCAGCACGACGTTGACTTTGATCGTATCAATCGCTACGAAGCAATGGACGACCTTCGATTTGCCGCCGGTGAACAATGGGATCCCGTTGTACTCCTACAGCGCAAAAACCTTCCCTGTCTTGTAATTAATACAATTCCGCAGTTCACCGCACAGTTGGTCGGTGACTGGCGAGAAAGCCAAAAAGCTATCAAAGTTGTACCATCTAATGATGAGGACAGCGACGTAGCCAGTGTTCGGGAAGATCTTGTTCGTAATATCGAAATGACATCCCGAGCTGATCGTTCGTATGATCAAGCTTTTGAGAGCATGATTCAGTGCGGGGACGGTGCTTTCAAAGTCGCAGTGGAATACGCTAGAGATACTGTTTTTGATCAAGACATTTGCATTCAGCCCGTCGAAGATGTGATGGCAACTGTCTGGGATCGTTTCTCCGTAGATCCAACTGGACGCGATGCACGACGTGTATTCGTTGACGACCGCATACCTAAAGACGAATTTACCCGTAAGTGGCCCCAAGCAGCCGGGGGAAGTAATCTTCTTGAGGTTGATAAGATTGATCGCGTTACCATGGCTGGTTGGTACGATCAAGAGTCTTATCGCGTCACAGAATATTGGCGTATGATTGAACGCCAGAAGACTCTCGCCTTGTTTGAGTCTGGTAAGATGTATGAAATTGATGACAGTGTGGACATCAATGAGCTGATCCAAAAGAATGGTGAAGTTCAGAAGACACGAGTTGTTTGGTGTCGGTACGCACAGATGCACTATTGTACTGGTTGGTGCATTTTGGCCGGACCTTACGAGTATCGCCTTAACCGCCTTCCCATCATTCGTATGTCTGGGCGAATTGTTAATATTGCGGGCCGTAGGGTTCGGTATGGTCTAGTCAGGTTTATGAAAGACCCCGCACGTCTGAAGAATTTCTGGCGGTCTATTGCTGCGGAGCAACTTGGGTACGCCCCCAAAGCTCAGTGGTTAGCCACACAGTCGGCAATTGAAGGACGACAGGAGTCTTTCCGCCGGGCACACCTGACCCGTGACCCTCTACTTATCGTCAATGACGAGGCAATAATCGGGCAGAATATTCAGCGGATTGAACCCCCAGCTCCGCAGGCTGCCATTTTCCAAGAAGTGCAAATGAATACCCAAGACATGAAAGATGTCAGCGGTATTCAAGATGCCAGTCTTGGTATCAGGTCTAATGAGACTAGTGGCAAGGCGATTTTGAATCGTCAACACGAGGGAGACATCGCCAGTCAGACCTATTATGACAATGCGGACGCGAGTCTTCTGGAGGCGGGAGACGTTATCAACCAACTTATTCCGCAGATCTATGATGGCACCCGTGTCATTCGTTTGATTGGAAAAGACGAGTCAATTAAGTTTCAACGTATTAATGATCCTATGGACCCACACGCTATTGATCTAGGCGCGGGAATGTTTGATGTTGCCCTGTCTACTGGTACGTCTTACACTACCCGTAGGGTTGAAGCTGCCGCCGCTATGATGGACGCTATTCAGGTGTGGCCACAACTCATGCAGATTGCTGGTGACCTTGTGGTTAAAGCTCAGGACTGGCCCGGTGCTGAAGAACTCAGTGAACGTCTACAGAAGACCGTACCGCCGCAGTTTCTGTCTCCTGAACAGCAGAAAGAGAATGGTGGTCCTCCTCCGATTCCGCCCGAAGCTGTTCAGCAAATGCAACAAATGCTGCAACAACTCCAACAAGAGAACACACAACTTAAGCTCGACAAGACAATTGAATTTAAGAAACTTGAGGTTGAGTCTTACAATGCGGAAACTAAACGTATTGCAGCACTCAATCAGGACAAAGGTACTGAAACTCCTAGTGATCAGGGGGCACTTGATAAGCTTCTTGAAGGTGCTAAGACCATTGATGAGCATGACATTCAACGTGCTCAGCTCGAACATAGTATCGTCATGGATCACGCTAAAATGGGTCTGGAACATCAAAAATTGGCCGTCCAGGCACAGCAAGTCCAGAACCAACATGAGATGGCACAGAAACAACTATCCGCACGACCCACACCAACTGCTCGGTCTGGTGGGTCGAGTAAAGCGAAATAAGACAGAGCGAACGGTTAAAGGACCGCAAATACCTAAATGAGTGAGACCCAAGTAACTACTGAATTCCAGGAAGATCTTGACGCCTTCGAGAACGACTTCTTTGGTCGGACGCCAGTTGTCGAAGATAAAACCCCGGTAAACGAGACCAAACCGGAAGTGGAACAGGAAGAACCTGAGAGTGTAGTTGATGAGACTCAGACCAACGAAGAGGACGAAGAAGAACTAACCCAAGAGGTTAAGGAACCTCCGAAGAAGAAGACCGTCCAAGATCGTATCGATGAGGTTGTACGCCAACGTGAAGAACTTCGAAGAGAGTCGGCCGCTGAGGTTGCCAAACTTCGACAAGAGTTGGAAGATTATAAGAAGAGTCTGCAGGTTAAGGAGCCGGTTGCGGAAGCGGCGGGAGAACCCAAACCTGACGCCCTAGATAAAGACGGTAATCCTGTTTATGGTCTAGGGGAGTTTGACCCACAGTACATTCGGGATTTGACTCGGTTCACTCTTAATCAAGAGAGAGCTAGGTCTGATGCTGAAGTGGCTCAAATTAATCGTCAAGCTGCAATACAACAAGAACAGCAAGCTCTTCAGACGAGTTGGAATACGAAGATTGTGGAGGCTACTAAGGAGTACCCAGACCTTACAGAAAAAGGTCAAGCACTACTTGCTAACTTTAATAATCTCCCCACCGACTACGCTGGCTATCTTTCCACTCTTCTGATGTCTATGGACAAAGGTCCTGACGTTCTGTACTATCTTAGTAATCACCCTGAAGAAGCTAATTCAATCGTAAATAGTGGCGCACAAAAAGCGACCCTCGCCCTAGGTCGGATTGAAAGTCGTTTTCTGAAGAGTGAACAGGACGCCCCTAAGCCCAAACTAACTAAAGCTCCTGCTCCGCCTCCGCGTGGTGCACAAGCTAGGGGCACTAATGGTGCGTACATTGCAGTGGCTCCTGACACCGACGATCTAGACGCCTTCGAACAAGAGTTCTTCAAACCTCGAAAATATAAATAAACTAATACACTCATAAAAGGAATTAATTGATCATGACTACTGGTGGCGCTAACGTCTCCGTTGATCAGGCTAAACTTGTCCTTAACTCGTTTGCCGCGATCTTCCAAAATAACCTGACTTCTGCTGAACTTGTTACCTGGCGGAAGTTTGATAACGAAATGAACGATCGAAATGCTTTGACCGTTGTCGAGCAAGTTGTGCCTCGCTATCTGGTGACTCACACCACCAATGGCGTCAACAATCTGACTACGAATGACGTTCAAAACACTGTGTTCGGTTCGCAACAGTACAAGATCCAAGATGTCTTTGGTTCGTCCATGGGTTGGCAAGACTTCGTGAAGATTCGCGATTTGGGTGCTGCTCGTGAGTCCGAAGCACTTAAAGGTGCTGCCCTGAACCTCGCGGAACAGATCGACGCCTATATTCTCGGCTTTGCTACTGAAGCGTCTAATAACTGGCTTGGTACTCCTGGTGATCCGGTGTCTCAGTACAACGACATTGCCAGCGGCTATACTCGTCTGAAAGAAGAAGGCGTTGAGGACACGGACTTCCGAGCCGTACTTAACTACTATGACCGACAGGCACTCGGTGCGAATGTTATTAACCAGCAAAGCATTGGGGCTAGTTTTGGTCCTCAAGGTAATGCGAGTTTGCCGTCTGAAGCGTCTGGTATTTATCGTAAGGGTTTCAGTGGTAGCATTGATGGTATTCCCACCATGTTTACCCAACAACTTCCTACGATGACCTTGGGTTCCCGTAATGCGTCTGACACGGCGATGAATGGTGCTAATCAGTACTCTGACTACGCCAGTGTTGCTATTGCTAGCGGTCCTGGTCTCTTTCTGACTCAAACGATCAACATGACTGTTGGTACCGGTACTGAGACTGTCAGCGATGGCGAAGTGTTTACGATTGCCAACGTGTTTGCTTGGGATAACCGCCTGCAGGCTAAACTCCCCCACCTCCAGCAGTTCCGGGTTATCGGTAACTATACGGCGGTTAGCGGTGTTGTGGCTGCAATGACTGTGTTCCCGGCTCTGGTTGTGCAGGGTGCGAGCCCCAGCGGTTCGGACTTCAATACCATCTCGAACAACACCGCTAATGCGACTGTTGACTCGATCCCTGGTTCCACCGCTGCGGTTACCTTCCTTGGTACGGCCAGTTCGGCTGTTCGTCCGCGTGTCATCCTGTCCAAGGATGCCATTGTGGTTAATACGGCTGATCTGATCATGCCTGCGACTGGTATTGGTTCTCGTAAGAGCCTTACCAAGGTTCCGATCAGCGTTCGTATGTGGCAGAACTCCGTGTTTAATACTGGCGAACACCAAGTCCGCTTCGACGTGGCCCTCTCGGCTAACGTGGTTGATAGGCGTCGGATCGTCCGTATTAACGGCACCTCTGGCACTGATGCGTAATTGGAAAGGGGGATGACTTCGGTTGTCCCCCGACCACTTTAGGAGAAATCAATGACTGTCCCTACCGTCCTTAATACCTATATTCGCCCGGAGAACGGCTGGGTCCAACTTACGTCAGCCGCTATTGCCCAATTCCTTCGGGTTAATCATACCCCTCATCATATACCGCTATTCCTTGGTTTTGGAACGAGTGCTCCTAGTCTCGTTGGTTCTGCAGCCACAGGTACCGTTACCTTTAGTACTGGTGTGCCGACTGCAACTCAAACTGTTACTGTTGGGTCCGAGACCTATACTTTTGTTGTTACACGTACCACTGAATATCAAGTCGCTATCGGTGCAACCAATCTTCTAACTGCAACTAATTTTGCAGCCGCAATTACGTCTGATAGTGCTCTTGTTACTTCGTCTGATACCGGAGGTGTTGTTACACTAACTAGTATTCTTGAAGGTGCTGTTGGTAATTATGCTCTTGCAACTACCGGAACTAATGTTGCTGTTAGTGGTGCTGCTATGACTGGTGGTGTTAATCCTAATACTGGGTTCCGTGTTGATTGTGGTTCTACTTACTTTACTGGTCCTTTCACAGGTAATGTGTACGGACGTATTGCTAACAACTCTAATGATAAAGTTTTCGTTTCGGTGTTTGCCAATTAATGTCTAGCTCCCCCATTCTCACTATCATCACAGAAGCTCTTCGTGAAACTAATCTAATTCCGCTTGGTGTGATCCCCACAGAGAATCAACAAGCGGAAGCCTTTACCTTGCTTCAGTCTATTGTGTCTAGTGTTCTTGGTAATGAGGTGGGGGAGAACCTTAATCCAATGCCATTGGGTCAAGACAATATAACCAGTCCTGTTGGTTATCCTTGGTGGAATAACAGTCTTCCTGGTAATATGTTCATTCAGACTAATGTCAGGATTATGTGTAACCTGACAGCCGAAGGATTTGTTAATCTTCACCCTAAACCACATGATGGTGCCCGTATGGGTGTTGTTGACGTTAGCGGCAACTTTGGTGTGAACGAATTCACAATCTTTGGCAATGGTCGCCAGATTGAGGGTGAGAGTGAAATGACCTACAACACTCCGGGTGAAATCCGTGAGTGGATCTACCGAGAAGATCTCGGTGATTGGGTTGTTGTAAGTCCACTTGATCCTAGCGGAAATATGCCGTTTCCCAGTGAATTTGATGACTTCTTTGTTATCCGTCTGGCTATGCGCCTTAATCCGCGTTATGGTCAGATCATGCATCCGGCATCTATGGAGACCCTAAAGGAGATGACTAGTAAACTTACTGCCCGTTATAGTCAGACTACCACACAACGTCCTGTCGAAAGTGGTCTCCTATATCTCACCCACTGGAATAGGTTCTGGGGTTATGGGGCTTATGGTCCTACCTACGGTGACCCTAATGATATGTTTAATTCCGGGTTCCCTTACTAATGCCATACAGCCGAGGAAAAGAACGTAGAGCTGCTAAACTAGTTAAGTGGCCTGATCTTCGCTACGATCCAAATACTGGGGTCACAAAACTATTTTATTGTGCAGAAGAAGTTCCGGTTGGCTGGGTTGAAAAAAAACCTCGTATTGTTGAAGCGCCTGTTGGAACAACCCTAGATAGAGAAGAACTTGTGTCAGAACTTTATAAAAGAGGTTTAGCAATTGATCCTCTTTGGTGCAACGCCCACATGAAGAAAGTGATTGATCTTGACATCAGTACCCATAGGTAAAGGTGCTTACGAGCGTCTTTACGCTGGAGCTCCGATAGTAGAACTACTTAATCGCTGGTTGGAACAAAACCCTGCCAATCTTCGGGAAGGTACTTCTGTATTAGCCCGCCCAGGTACTACACAAATTGTACCCGCATTCAACCAAGGCTCTTTTACAGGATTTGGTTCTATGCGAGGCAACTACAGTCTTAGTGGTCTTTTTGGTGGCGATCTCTTTGTTGTCTGTGGTTCTAATCTTAATCGCCTAACTGACAACGGTAATGGTACGATAACTGTCACACCAATCACTGGGACTATAGCTGGGACAGGTTGCCCAGAAGTTGCCTGGCAAGCTGGAGCTGGTTATCAGCGTCTTTGGATTTCAGACGGACTTCTTCTACAATATTATGCTGGTCTGTCTACTGCTAATGGTACCTTGACACTGGTTCATGCTGTTGTTGATGGTACAGACGTATTTGAAGTAGGTGGTGTGTACTACGGTTTTGGAACCACATTTAGCGGATCTGATGCTGGTACAATCACTAATCCATTTATTGTCAATCCGACTACAATCGGTACAATTCTAGACCCGCTCAATCAGGTGGTTCTCGCTGTAACTGCTACTGGCACCCCAGGTACCGATTATAGTACCACACTGACTGGACCTAATACCTTGGTCACAGCGGCAAATAATAGTGGCGTTACTCCTGCAACGTCAATACTGTTTAACGCTCTGACTGCCGGAACTGGTGGCGACACTATTACCTTCACAGTGACCTCAGGAAGCGCACTGACGGCAAGCGGTACAGGTACCCTAGCCAATGGTGGTCTCAATGTTCTGCAGGGCTGTACAATGCCTGGAGGGGTTACACCAGGATCTATTACTCAGGTGTCTAGTTATGTACTTGTAGCCGAGTCAAATACTCAAGAATTCTTTTGGGTTGAACCTGGTAATATTACTATTGACCCACTTGACTTCGCTAGTAAGGAGAGTAGTCCCGATCCTATTATCTGTATGAGAGCGGTTGGTGATCAGGTGATGATAATGGGCTCTAAGTCAACAGAGAATTGGTATGCTACCGGTAATCTCGCTGCACCTTTTGCGCCTATTGAAGGTCGTGTGTACGCTAGAGGAGTTATAAATGGAACCCCAGTGGTCGTGGACGATGGTGTTGTTCTGGTCGGCGATGACGGTCGAGTGTATAGTATTGGTTACCAGCCTGGCGATAGTACTGACACGCCTTGGGGTGTGAATAGAATTTCAAATAATGGTATCGAGGAAAGAGTCCGATATCAGATCAGACGAGAGGACGGACTAACCCCATGACAGCTTTGTGGCTAGACGGATTTGATCACTATGGTCCGGGCGGAACTGGACTAACTAATATGCTCGATGGGGCCTATGCTCAGGTTGGGGCTCAACCTGGTCCAGGTGTGCCTTCTTTTGGCGCTAGAACGGGCGAGTATGCTCTTTCAGGCACACAAGTAACCTATGAAGGTGCAAGCTATTTCGGTGGTTATCGTTATGTTCTACCCGCAAGTCAAGCGAAACTATTCGCATCTTTTGGGTTTGCAGTTAACAATCTTCCGACTAATAATTTCCTAAATCAGATCTGTTCTTTCTGTGATAGTGGCAACAATATTATAGCCAGTTTGTTTGTTCAGTCTACTGGAGCAATTGTACTTGCAGATGCTAGTGATGATGTCCTAGCAACTACTCAAGGTCCGGTGATTGTTGCGAGTAATTGGCATCTTATAGAGTTCGAATATGATGAAACTGATCAGACATTTACACTTCGTGTTGACGATGCTAGTGGTACTAATACACCTGCAATAGCGGCCACAGGACTTTCGTTGTCTGGATCTGTTTATCAGTTGAGACTGCTTGACGCACAAGAAGTGTCTGGTGGTCCAGCCCCTGCAGTTACGTGGATGGACGATCTATTCATCCGTAATGCTAGCGGTTCAGTTAACAATAGTTGGCTCGGTGATCGTCGTGTGACCACAATGTTTGCAGACGCAGACACGACTACTATGGGTTGGACACCAAACTTCTACCAGAAACTTGGTGCAGGTATTCTCAATAATACTTTTGTGAGTGGTACTCAAGGAGGAGCTGCGTGGGCTAATTCTGGTACTCAGCAAAATCTTGGTTCTGGTGATTTTACTATTGAAACCTTTGTTCGCTTCAAGACTCTGCCAACGGGTGCTGGTGTGTACTCGACTATCTTTGGTAAGTGGGATGAAACTTTCAATGAGCGCAGTTATCAATTGTTTCTTGGTTCAACCGCACTGAATAATGGTAACCTATGTTGGAGGTATTCCACTGATGGTACTACTGTTGTTGAACCCATCTCGTATCCATGGACCCCAAACCTAGATCAATGGTACAATGTAGCTATTGTACGCGCAAGTGGGCAAGATCTCCTGTTCATTGATGGTATTCAACAAGGTCTTCCTCAGACCGACTCTGCCACCTACTTCAATAGTACTGCGATATGGCAGATTGGTGGTAAGGCTGAAGTGCCTGGTCCGCCGACAGTTAGTACGAGTCTTGATGGATGGTTTGACGAACTTCGTCTAACTGTTGGATTTGCTAGATACACAACAAACTTTACCCCAACTACTGTTGAATTTCCTCGTGGTTCCTCGGACCCTCACTGGGCAGATGTCGGTCTTCTCTGCGGATTTGACACAGCTATTGTGGATGAAAGTTCGTTCGCAACTGCTATGTCTGAATATGGTGCTGTACAGCAAACTGTAAGTGATGGTCCGTCAGTGGGGAACTGGTCAACTCTTGGTACGACTAAACAAGTTCCAGACGACAACACCTTTATGTCTGCCCCATTCATTCCTGCCACAAGTGTGCTGACTGTTACTGTTAATCCTAGTAATGGCAACACCGTAACTGTTGGTACTAAAAATGGTAGCACAGCCGCTGTGTACACATTTAAAACCGCTATTACTACCGCATTTGACGTACTGATTGACACTAATATTCAGAACAGTCTTCAGAACCTCTTCAATGCTATTAATACTGGCTCTGGCGCGGGTACTAAATATGGTACGGGAACGACCGCTAATTTTGATGTTAATGCAATACAACTACCTGCTGGTCAAATGAAAGTAAGTGCTAACATTCCCGGTACTGGTGGTAATAGTATCGCCACATCTGTGTCTGGGATTACAGGCAGTTGGACAGGTTCCACACTAAGTGGTGGTGTCAATATTCCTGGTCCCAGTAATTTTCTGACTCAACGTCTTCCCCCGACTACCACTATCATTAGTGCTATCCAAATTAATACACGATCATATAAGTCAGACGCTGGTGCTGGTTCGATCAATACGGCCTTCATTGGTCCGCTAGGTGGTGTGGTTACTGGTCCAACACATTCTCTTACGGTGAGTCCTGTGTACTACGGAGACATCTATGAGACTGACCCTGACACGTCTGGACCAATTTCCCCGACGACTCTCACGAGTGGTAAGATTGAGATCAATAGGGACGCCTAATGAATGACAGCAGTTGTTTCTCAGCTCTCTCTACTAGGAGCTATAGACACTAATGATGGCAAACCACGAGTCAGCCAACTATCTGTACTTGCTGCTTACGGACCACCTGAAGCAAGATTTGGTTACATTTCGCAGGGAGTTCTTCTTGCAGCTATCGCCCAAGGACATAATGTGACTACTAAAGTTAGCCAACTAACACTTCTAGGCGCATATGGTATGGGTGTGCCAAGTACTGCTAGTCAAGCAGCTTGGACATTCGTGCTTGATGGTCACCGTTTTTATGTTCTGCCGCTTGGACCTGAAGGTGATTGGGCCTACGACATGACAACCC